GTCATAATAATCAAACAAAACAAGTAAGATATATAGATTGTATTCCTACTTCTTTGGGTGACATTGTATTCGAATCAACAGCGGATGGTCAGACTTTTATTACATTTGCGGCATCGTTTAGATTTAATTACTTCGAGTTGGTATAAATGACAGAAACAAAAGCAAGATTAATAGCGAGTATTATCGATAATACTGGTGATATTAAATCGACTAGTTTAGATAATGTATCGACAGGTTTAACTGTATACGCAACACTTGATGATTTACCTACATCTGGCTTGACTTCTGGTCAGCAGGCCTTTGTCACTAGCACAAATCGTGTATATGTCTCTAATGGATCTGGATGGTATAACGTAGCACTAATTAACGCAACACCTAGATTAACTATCAGTCCATCTGGTGCTGTAACACTAGCAGTAGATGGTTCCACACCTACTGTCATTACACTCACAGGAACAGATAGCGATAATGCTGATGCAAATTTGGTATATTCCGTTGAATCAGATGGATCATTTTCTAATATTGCAACATTAAGTCAAGATTCTAGTGTGTTTACCATTACACCATTAAGCGAGGATAGTGCGACTCCGGGATCATCTACTCTCACATTTAAGGTTTCAGATGGTATTAGTTTTGGATCTGGGACAACAGAGTTTAGTTTAACGTTTGGTCCTCCTGATTGGTCCGGTAGTTATACTGATCAAATTCTTGATGGTGACGCAACCGCCTATTCAATCTTTGGTGCTTCAATAGGTATGAGTGGTGACGGAAACTACGCATTTATAGCTGATCAGTCAGGTGGTGGTTCAACTAACGTAGGTCGGTTATGGGCATATTCTAAGTCTGGATCAACATGGTCAATTCATACTGCGTTTGGAACTGCTGATGGGAGCAATGCAACTATGTATAACCCTAGCCAAGCAGATTTAAACGTTGATGGTACGTTTGGGGTTTTTGGTTTACCGGCATACAATAGTAATAAGGGTGGTTTAAGAGTATACAAAAGAACTGGTAATACTTATGGTAACGCACAAACTTATACACAAACTGCTGATGTCGGAGCTCAACTAGGAAAGGCTGTTGCTATAAGCAACGATGGTAACTATATTATAGCAGGTGCACCGGGTGCTTCTGGTGGTAAAGTACATTTTTTCAATTTGTCTGACTCGGCGAATAATACTTGGTCTACCAATGGAGTTTTTTCTTCAACAAATTTAGGAGGCGGGCATGTTACCGTAGGTGACGCTGTTGCGATTGATGCAACCGGGGTATATGCAGTTGCAGGTGTTCCTTCTGAAGGAAGTTCTTACGCAGGTTGGGCATACATATATAAAAGAACAGGAAGCACATGGGCTTTAGAAACAACTTTAGCTAATCCAGATAATGAAGCAGACGCTCGATTTGGAGGAGCTGTTGCAATAAATAATGACGGTGATGTTCTCTATGTAGGTGCATATCGAAAAGACCAAGGAGCCGCTGGTGATGCCGGAAAGATACATATGTACACCAGATCAGGAACAACATGGACATTGAGAGATTCGTTTACTTCTGCTACTTCAAGTGGTGATGCTTATTTTGGCAGAAGCATAGCATGCAACGCAAATGGCGATCTAATGGTTACTGGTGTACCATATACAGCAGGAGGCGCTGCAGCACCTGGTCTCGGCGGTGGTATAGAAATTTGGACTAAAAATGGTAACACTATGAATAATACAAGAAATATTGCAAATATTAATTTGCAAAGCGGTGGTCTTAGCGCAGGATCTGCAGAAAGTTATGATCTATTTGGCTGGCCGGTAGCGATAAACAATAGTGGGGATGAAATAATGGCTACAAGCCGGAGTGGTCAAAAAACAGGATCTGTTAATGGTACTACTGGCGTAGTTGCTGCCATACTACTTTCATAATAGTAGATACATATATGAAGCATAGGTTAATAAGGAAATAAAATAATATGCTCAGTAAAACTCGATTACTTGCAAATCTGATTAACGTCGACGGTGACGTGAAGGTGTCAAGTCTAGATAATGCATCTGGCGGTGCTACTTCATATGCAAATGCTGCAGCATTACCGACTTCCGGAAATACTGCAGGTGATCTTGCGTTTACGTTAGATAAAAAAGCATTATATAACTGGGATGGTAGTGAGTGGGATAGAATATACTCTGGGCCAAACGAGACAATAACTTGGGATTCTTCTTTACCGGCTATCATAACTTTGCCAGCAAACGGTGCAACAAGTGTTGTTACATTTAAGGCTAATCCAGACATTGAAGGATTTCCTATCAACTACACATATGAGACAGTACCTCCACACCCTATACAACTTGATAGTGCATACGGTGAAGATAGTGGTAGTGGCGGGTCAGGTATCTTAGATAGCTCTGATCATCCAACAAATCCACGTATTACCTTAAAGCCATCCGCATCAGATGCAGACGGCGGTTCTTTTACATTAAGAGTAAAAGCAAATGACGGATCTCATGTTATAACTTCATCATCAACCGTAAATTTGGCATTTTATGAAGGTGATTACTTCTATGTTGCTAATGAAACTTACACTCCATCGAAAGACATAATCGGTGCGACAGCAGACACATATCAAGGTAGCGCTGTAAGTTTAGGAACAGTCGGCGGATATCAGGGTCATTATGGAGGTCTAACTCAAGCACAAAGCGGTGGTGGCATTAACAATGCACTGGTATGGGATTTAACTAATACAGGTGGATTTGATGCATCGACTGATTTGATTGTGTTTAGTATGTATTTGCCTAATGCAATTGGAACTGCAATTGGAATAGGTGTATATGATGATGTACAGGCCAAATCTATAACTTTGGCTACTGCCACATCAGGCTTTGGTAGACTTGATGGAAACTTGGGTCTTTTCAGTAATTGGAATAATAATAATCAATGGGTAATAGGAATATGGGGTGGCGGTAATGCTATTAATGTTGTTAATAACTCTGCTACTTCTGGTTTCAAAATGTGGCAAGCAAACACCGGTGGAACTTCAACATTAGGTACAAAAATCGATACGTCACTATCAACAGGAGGAGGTTATACAGAACCTTTAGTAAGCCAACCAGGAATGGTATTCTGGAATGGTGGTGACGCAGGTTCTTATACAGCTGGTTACACATCTAGAAACGCATTCGAGTGGTATGTTAGAAGCTTCCAAGTTGTTTACAACCAAACAACAAGTGGTAGAACAGTAGAAGAAATTGCAGGCGATCACCAAAAAATAGTTTTTGCATAAAGTATGAATTGTAAGATAATATGGAATTAAAAAAATTTAAATTATTTGACAGACTGTGTTGGGCCAAGGAAAACCTTGAACCATATCAGTCAGACTATCGTGTTGTCTTTGAAGATAATGTTGATGAACCTGTAAAGGTACTTGTACCTGATCCAAATTGGATGGCATGTGCAATGCATGGCGGTATTCTTCCACCTGTATGGGTTTATCATGAACTTGAAAAAGATGAGAAAACATCAGGATTTAAGAAACATACTCGTGGTTATCTGCTACATGAAACAGAACCGATGCCTCCTATGAGTGAAGAAGAGGCGATTGAGTATTTGATTATGAAAGACATTCCTAACCACATTTGGCGAACATGGAATGAAGGTAATAAACCAAAGATGGTCATCTGTAAGAAAGAGCAACTCCCTCAAACGAGAGAGTGGCGAAATGCTTGGAAGATAGATCCTAATATAAATAGTAAAGAAGCTGCTTAGGAGAAATAAAATGGCAACTACTTATATCGTTGACAAGGATGGAAATCAGGCTGATGCAAGTGCAGTAACTGTGCCATCTGATCGTCATTTCCGTGGCGCTTGGTCTTTGTCTGGTGATGTAATCAGTGAAGATCTTGACACAGCAAAAACAATTTTTAAAGACAAAATCCGTGAGGTTCGTAAACCTCTGTTGGAAGCAGAAGATGTAGCTGTAATGCGTGCTATTGAAGAAGATGATGCAACTGCAAAGGCTGCGGCAATTGCAAAGAAAGCCGCTCTTCGTGATGCACCTTCCGCAGCCGCTATTACAAGTGCTACAACAATTGCAGAACTCAAAGCTGCATGGGATGCAGATGTACTTGGTGATTCACCATACGCATAAGGAAAAGAGATGGGATAGTGCATAATGCCAAGTAAAATTAGAGACATAGCAGAGATCCTTGGTGTAACCGAGACTGCCAATACCACGAATGCGGTTCTTACTTCTGTAGCAGATGGAAGTGGATTAGTAGTATACGCAACACTTGATGATTTACCAACATCTGGTCTAACTGCAGGTGATCAGGCATATGTTACTTCTACGAATCGACTCTATGTTTCAAATGGTACTGGTTGGTATAATGTAGCACTATTCAATGCTACTCCTACATTAAGTATTAGCCCTTCTGGTGCTGTAACACTGGCAGTAGATGGTTCCACACCTACAGTCATTACATTGACCGGTACAGACAGTGATAATGCAGATGCAAATTTAGTATATTCCGTTGAATCAGATGGATCATTTTCTAATATTGCAACATTAAGTCAAGATTCTAGTGTGTTCACTATTACTCCTTTAGCCGAAGGTGTTGCAACTCCGGGATCATCTACTCTCACATTTAAGGTTTCAGATGGTATTAGTTTTGGATCTGGTACGACTACCTTTAGTTTGGCATTTGGAATAGATTGGAGTACTTCTTCTTTTACTACAACAACATATGGTTCTTATGATCCTACATCAAGCGGTAATAACCCTTCCTATTTTGGCGCGGATATAAAATTTTCTCAAAATGGAGATAGACTTATTACTTCAGCAGAGCAAGGTTCAATGCTTGGTAATATATTTGTTTATACGCAAAATGGTTCAACTTATAATAATGAAACGGTTCTGTATCCAGCAAACTCAGGGGTAACTATTGGCTCAAGCGGCGCCGGTTTTGGGAATTCAATAGATATGACCGATGCTGGTGATAGAATAGTTACAAACTGGAACGGCTACCATACCGGTACTTATTCCTATCATGGGGCTTGGTTGGTTTACAGCAGGTCAGGATCAACATGGACTAGAGAAGCAGGTCCAATATTTTCTAATCAGAGTGTTAATAATGCATATTTTGCGAACAAAGTGGCAATAAGTGGAGATGGAACTCACATTGTTGCGACTAGGCCATCTGCATCTAATAATTTTGGACAAGGTTATCTTTATTATAGAAGTGGTACGACATGGACTATTAGGCAAGGTTTTTCAGCTGCCGCGACATCGAACGATCGCTATGGAAGCCAGGTATATTTAACTTCTGATGCTTTTAGAGTGCTCGTCTTAGGAGGTTCAACAACTGGTAAATTTTGGGTTCATACATTGACTAATAATGATTACCAAAACAATTTAGAATATTCAGGTAATACGGGCGGAGGGTGTCGACAAGGCGCTATAAATTCTACAGGTGATTACGTTGTAATTGGAAACGAAGCTGCAAAAACTGTCTGGATATATAATCGTGTAGGCACAACATGGTCATTACAACAGACTATAGGTCCTATTACTTTGTTGGGCGATGGCATTACAACTGTTTACAATTTTGGCTACAGTGTTGCTTTAAATGATGCGGCTGATGTCTTACTTGTTGGTAACAGAGATTCATATCCATCAACTATATGGATTTATGAAAGAAATGGTTCTACTTGGACAAAATCACGAGAAATAGATGAAAGTGCAATAGATCCAAATGACGCTTTTAATTCTTACGGGCAAGTAGCAATAGATGGAGATGGAACAGTTTTTGCAGGCGGCGGTTGGTATACGACCGCGGCATATGCAGGCGGGGCTGGCAATGGTATTATGAAAACTTACGTTCCATAAAGCAGGTTAATAAGTAGTTTACTTTTACTGCATTTTGTGATATAATATATAATTATGTTTGGAGTTATATGATGATTGATTTGAAATCCATCCACGAAATGTGGGCAAAAGACTGCGTTATCGATTCGAATGAACTCGATAAATCTTCTCGAGAACAACCAATCTTACATGCAAAATATCTAGAGCTTCTTTCAACGTATAAACTACATATGAAGCGTGCTGAGTTCCAGCAAAAAATCCTATTAAAACAGAAATGGCTATACTATAATGGTAAGATGGATCATGAAACCTTACAGGAACTTGGTTGGGAAGCTGATCCTTTTAACGGTCTTAAAATACTTAAAGGTGAGT